TTCGTATCCCTGTAGTTGGGACGTTTTTCCTTTTTTCATATAATTTCATAATTCTAATGTTTATTTTACACCAAAAATATAACCATAAAAAGGGTGGATGTCAAAATATTGACTATTACAATATATTTATTTATAATAGACAGTATATGTTAATAATCAAAGTTGGAAAAAAAGAAAATATAGAAAGGGCCCTTAAAAGGTACAAAAACAAAGTTTACAAGACTAAGCAATTGGATAGGCTTAGAAGTGAAAAAGAGTTCACAAAGAAATCATCCAAACGTAGGAAACAAAAACAGAAAGCCATTTATATACAAAAAATAAAGGATTCAGAAGACTGAATCCTTTTTTTATATCTTATATTATAAACCTTGTTCTAACTGTCTTAACTTATATAAAGAAACTAAAGAGTCTTTTGTTTCATTAATCCTTTCAATTGTTTGAGTAACTTTTTGTTTTAAATCCTCATCATTAGATTCATTTACCTTTTCGGATAATTTTTCTAAAACAATTTCTTTTGATTTTGTTATCTCTTCAGATAATTGACTTTTGTTTAAGGATAAAAGATTTTTCAATTCTTTCTTATCCTCTTCACTAATATTACCATATTCTTTGTTAAATGTATTAGTTGCGATTTTTAACATTGAACTTAAAGGTATGTTTAAAGATTCAGAAACTGTTACATTTTCTAAATTTTGACCAATTAAATTCTTTATATTATTTTTACATTCTAGAACTTTTTCTAAGTTCTTAACTGATTTACTATATACTACAGTATCAATATCAGAATATTCGTTAGTTACATTTTTGGTAACATTTTCTGAAATCCACATGTTAAGTTCTTTTAAATTTTTAGATTCAGATACTATGATGTTTTTAATTGTTTCAATACTTTCGTTAACATAATCATCAACAATATCCTTTGAAAGACCTTTTTTCTTACTTAATTCATCGTACAAAAAATACGCTTCGGCAAGTTTTTCATTCTCTATTACATTCTTTTTGAAAGATTTCATATGGTTCTTAAATGAACCTTTACCATATGACTCAGTCATTAAAGATTCTATATTTGATTTTATTTGTCCAAATTTATTCATAATCTTTTTTTATTATAAATATTAGTCATCTAGTAATGTTTTCAATTCATCTTCGATTTTACCTAATGAAACTCTACCTTTTGATAAATCTATTTCAGATATACCATTAATCATATCATTTTCTAAAATCATATTTAAATCTTTATTTTCAATACTTTCAGGTGTTACTTCACCACCGGTGTCTCCACCCGTATCAGTTCCAGTGTCACTTAAATCTCCACCTAAGTCACCACCTAAGTCACCTCCACCACCGAAGTCTCCCCCGCCACCGAAGTCACCTCCGCCAAAACCTGTATCGGAAGGTTCAGTTACTTCCCCTTCAGGTGCACCACCTTCTCCAGGTTTATTACCGTATAATTTATCTATGTTTGCAAATATTCCTGTTTTAGAAATAGTTTCTGAAGTTTTTTCAAGTTCCGCTCCAACAGCCTTTTCAATTCTTTGTTGTTGTAAATCTAATTTAATTTCTTCATCAGAAAAACCGAGTATATGTTTCTTAGCCCACGAAGAAGATACAGGTTGTATCCCATTACCTGGGTCAGACACTGCGTCACGATACAATTGTATTTTTTGTTGCCATTGTTCAACTTTAAGTAAATCCGCTTGAGTTGATGGGTTTGTTAATCCTAAAGTAAAATTATTTAACTCATCTTCAAAACCTAATAAATATAAGTGTATAATAGCTATCTTATTAAGTTCTTGAATCATAGATTTTTGTATTCTATTAATAGTACGTGCAAATCTAATATCCTGTAAGGCCAAGTTTTTACCATCACCAACAACCTCTTCAAACCCTAGAAAAGCTTTAGGGACTCTAAGTGCTGTTAGTAATTTCTTTTGAATATATTCAATATCAGCAATTTCAGATAAATTCTGTGCTCCTGGTAATGTATCTATCGGGTTAGGGGCATTAGCGTCTCTAACAGGTATAAAGTAGTCTTGGTCAACCGCCATTTGGTTCATTCTCAAATCAACGTTACCATTATTTGAATCAACTACTTGGTCTCTTTTAAATTTGTTGGCGACTCTTTGTACATATGGTTCAACATCTTTATCATCCATATTACCCACAAATACTTTAAAAACTCTTCTTTCAGGTGCTCTTGATGTACGATATACTAACATAGCGTCTTCAGAAAGAATGAGTTGTTTCCAAATTCTTCTTGCCTTTTCTAACATAGAAGTACCATAAGGTAATTTACGGTCATCACCTAATAATCTAAAGTGAGCCATCTCCCATGTATTAAGAACCATATCTTTATTTTGCCATAAGAACTTTAATGCGTCGTTCTCAGTATCCGTACTGTTTCTTTCAGGCTTCATTTTCATACCTCTTTCTTGTCGAGTAATTTCAATATTAGGTAATTGTTGACAACCTACGACACCTTTTTCTGGGTCTAATTTTAGGTAGACAAAATTATCTCCATATTTACAAGTATTTCTCGTCCACATAGGTAAGTTAGTACTAATGTCGAGTCTATTGTTAAATAAGTCTCCAAGTACTGACTTAATACGTTTACTTTCCGAATAAATTTGTAATATATATCCATCTTCATTTGCTGTTGTTGATTCTTCACCGTAGATATCTAAAGCTGCAGATATTTCAGGAGTATACTCCATACTCTCATAATCATAAAATGACGCTAATCTTGTAGGTTCGTAATATACGGCTTGTGTATATAGATTATTTTCTATCTTTTGCCATTGTTGACCAAGATATAAAGTTTGTTGTGCTTGTAATCTTTCTCTTTCATACTCCTTTTTATCGGGAGTTTTTAAAAGTTCTTTCTTATCAAACTTAAATGTAGGCGCTTGTTGGTCTAACGTTGAGTCAGGACCGAACACTTTAGTAAGTCGTTGCCATATAGTATAATTTTCTGCCATACTTCTTTTTACATAAATAGTAAGAGTTTTTGAATTAAACTAAATAATTAAAATCTTCCAAATAACCATGAATTATCCTGATAGTCTTGCTTACTAGCCTGTCCGTTTCTTCTATGGTGGTTTATTCCTCCTGGCATAACAGGTATACCCGGATTAAAATCGTTAGAGGTGTTTTTTACAGGAGTCTCATTTACCATCTAACTTTCCATCATGGCTTTAGTTTGTTCAGTCACTTTTTCTAACTGTGTAAATGAATTTTCACCAACATATATCGCCATAGCAATTGCCATAATTAAATCATCATGTTGACCTTTTTGGTGGTCAGGTCTTCCGTTTATATAAACAAATGTATTAAGTTCATTTAATAATCTTGAAGAACGTATCTCAAAATTATGTCTCAAAGCCTCTTCAAATGCTGCAACAATCTGAACCCTTTTGTTATTAAAGTTTAACCCCGGTATTTTTTCAAGTGCCTTAGGATTATATTTCCATTTGTTTGCAGTATTTAACCCTTCAACATATAAATTTTTATAACCCAATTCTTGTAATTTTCTTGATGTGGATACACCCATACCTCCTGTTATATCAATCACAACAAAAGCGGAATACATAGTTGCCCATTTAAAAGCAATTTCCGCAATAACATCTGGCGGTACTTTACCTAAGTACTCTAAAACTTGTTCTCTTGTTTCAAAATCAATTATAGTAAATGTTGTATAATCTTCACTATCACCACGAGAAACATCAATACCCATTATGTACTTATGTCCTTGTACAGGTTCTTTCCATTGCCATAATGAACCACCAATAAATTTATTCTTAGGTTCTTGTATGAAGTTTTGTTTAATTATTTCAATCGTTGTGCTTGGGATGACGTTATCACCTGAACCCAAGAAATTACATTCCAATTCTTGTGAGATTTTCCTTCTATCGAATTTAAGTTTTTTAGCCATTCCTTCGAACCATGAAGAATAAACTTTGTATCCATCTGCAATTTTTTGTTTAATTTCATCATAATCTCTTTCACGGGGGTTAATGTGAGTATAATCAACAACGATTTTATTATCATCATAGTCTTCACGGTTTAACATATAATGTATTATATCATTACATTTTATAAGTTTCAAATCTTTGGCATAACGAGGGTCACGGTACCAATACATTTCAGTTATTTTGAAATCATTCATACCTCTTAACGCTTGGTCATATATAGTATAATAAATTGGGTCAAATCCGTTAGGTGTGGAAATAACTATCACCTTACCACCTGTAGAAAGTGAAGCCATACATGCAGACCAAAAGTCGTCATCGGCATCAATAAATGCCGCCTCATCAAAAATAAGTATTGTAGGTGTATAACCTCTAAGCGCATCTTTTGAGGTTGCAACCGCCTTTACTTCACAACCGTTGGATAATTTAAAATGTCTTTGTGAATTCTTTTCGTTAGAATAAGATATCCCAAACCATGATGGCCATTGGTCTATAAACCCTCTAACTTTATTCGCAAATTCTTGAGAAGTATCTAACTTATTCGCAATAATCAGTATCTTTTCAGGTTTTTTCTTAGACGCAGTTACTAATTTCTTAGATGACCAAGCTGCAGTTACTGTTGATACACCTGCCTGTCTATACTTTAATGCTATATTTTCCTCATAATTATCGTAGTCATTTATGAGTGTCTTTTGGTCAGAAAATAATTCTAAAGGAACGTATTGTGATTGTGTGTTATCGTAAGTTTGTAGATAGGTTTTAAGAGCGTAAGGTGTATCCTTTACACATTTAGCATACTCCAATAAAGCTTGTTCTCTTGACAGTCCCATCTATACATAATAAGTTTTTTTTATGATAAAGAAATACCCAAACCATCTAAAAGACCCGCAAGACCATCATCATCGTCATCATCGTCATCATCATACTGTGACATCGCGTCTTCATAATCTTGAGATTTTAACTCGTCAATAATCTCATCAACCATTTTCGCCACAATTTTTTTACCCTCATCTGACCCTGACATTATCATTTTTGCTACATCAAAAAACTCATCAGTCGTTAATGAAGAAAATCGTGAGAATAAGTAGTTTTGAATTTCTCTTAAATCTTCTTGGTAAAGTTTTTCAGGATAAGAATCCATAAACTTTTCCCATATTACAGGACCTAAACGTAAATCCCATATTTCGTAAGGTAATGTATCTTGTGAAGCCATAACCATTTCGGCGGCTTTAGGGTCATCAGGTAATCCTTGTGTCCCTAATACTTCGTACACTCCTTTTAGTAGTTCATGAACCAATATAGGGAAAAATAATCCTTTGGCTTTTATTGTTGGTGGGTCAGTAGTTTCATCGACTTCTTCTTTCCCTTCCATACCTTGTCCACTTTCCGCTGCCATCATGACCATTTGGTCAGGTAAAATCCAATAAAGTAAATCATTTACTGACATTAAAACACCGTAAAGATTTAATAATTGAGGATTTATATTTTCTAATTCATCCTTAACTAAGTGGAACATATAATGACCTTTTTTAGAGGCTCCTTGAATAAGTGAATTAATAAATCTCCTTTTAGCTTTTTCTAAATCAAATTTTTCAAAAGCCGCCATGAAGTTTTCTAAATCATCCTCAGCCTCATCTTCACTAACACCAAATTGTTCGATAACATCTTCATCTTCAGGTTCTTCTGAATCTTTTTTCATTCCTGACATATCAATTTGACCGGGCATCGATGTTAATTCTACATCGTATTGAAATGCGTCATCAGGTAGAGACAATTCTTTTTTAACAAGTTCAACTGCTAATTGTTCTAAATAACCTTCATTATTTGATTCAATTTGTTTTACTTGTTGTACTGCCTGCATCATCATTCCTTGAAGATTCATCAGCTGATTTTGAGTTACTTCTTGTACACCAGTGTATCTTTTAACTTTCTCAACAACATCACGAAATCTTTTTGATGCAATTAATTGCTCAAATGAATTATCAAATTCATCATCGTCTTTTCTCGGTAGTGCGGGATTATCGGATAATGGAGTTTCCCCTTTCTCTAATTTAGATTGAATTCCTTGGTCCATTCTTTCAGGTCCATCATATTCTATTTGTTCTTTAATTTTTTTCTTCATCTTTGAATGAAATATTTAGATTATCGAATTTAAGAAATTCAGGTAAATCTTTATCCTCGACCTTAGCTTTAGGTGCTGGTTTATGTTTCGGTTGGTAAGGATTTTTTCTTTTTGGTTTTGTACGAGTAGGTGTCTTCACAGGTGCTTCTTTAGTCCCTGGTCCTTGTTCAATAATATCCATTAAATCTTTTTTAGTCATAGAAGGTTTATTTATATCTTTTATCAAAGATACAATACTTTCTTCAATTTTTCTAACATTTTCTTTACGTTCCTTAATTTGTTTACCAACAGAACTAACACATGCATCAAATTTCTTCTCAGCGTTTTTATTCCAAGTTTTTTTAGGTCCATACTTACCTTGTATACTATCCATACAAATGGCATACTCACTATCCTCTTCAAACATACCTAAAGTAGTCATAACAGGACGTATAATAGTATCATCTACCTTTTTACTTTTCTTCTTTTTCTTTTTATCCTTCTCTTCCGCAATACCCATACCATCACCACCAGCTTTAGGATTAACCCCATAATTAGCAGGTCCGTCATCATTACCGACACTATTACCATCATAAGGATTATAACCTGATTCTTTTTCTAATGAATTATCAGCATCTTTATCTTCTAATAGTTCATTATCATCATCATGTAACTCATCTGCAGGTTCAAACATTTTAACTAACATGTTAAAGTTATCACTAAAGTAACTTCTTAAATAAGCTCTTTTACCATGTACTATTAAACCGTCTCTATCTGTTTCATACTCCTCCCAATCATCCCAATAAAAATCAACCGCATCTTCAACGGCACTTTCAAGTTCAGGACTAAAAGGACTTGGCATTTTTTCGGGTTCACCTAATTGTTTGTGAATCGATTGATTGAAGAAATGTTGGTCAGAACTACCCCACTCATTTAATTCTTCCTCACCTAATTCATTAGAAAGTTGTTGTGCTGACTGGTTAGCCATTGCAAGGTCATTTTTTATTTTTTCTGTCTTATCACTAGTACTGTCTTGTTCATTAACTAATTTATTATGTAAGACACTGATTTGTTTACCGTCTAATTTCTTAAGGGTATTTAATTTAAATCCCTCTCTTAATAAGTCCATTATTTTAAATTTACTTTTCATCTTCAATAAAACTTTTTTCGTAACTTAATACGATATCTCTTTCATATAGTTTATCTTCTACAGATTTAACACTATCTCCGTAACCGAAAACTAATCTTTTAAATTTATCATTTATAATCGAGTCACTATCTTCATTTTCCCATGCTAAAGATATAACCCCATCAATCGAATCATATACACCAAAAAAGTCAGAATCTTGTATTAAATGTAAATCAATGTTTACGTTTCTTAAAACACCAACTTTCTTTATATATTGAATATGGGGTGGTGAAGGGTTACCATTAGCTGGTTGTGCGTCCCATTCATCACCCCATACATCGTCTACATCTGAAAAGATGAATTCGTATATATTATCCCCTTTATAATTGGGACCTAATTCATTTATATAAACTAATTTCATAGTAACTCACCTTTAGAAGTTACTTTAAATTGTTTTTTACCAGATTCAAAAATTAAATTTCCTTTATTAGTTTTACCTAAAAATTTAATATTAGTATTTTCTTTAAGTATAAACTCTGAAGTTAATTCCTGTTCAATACTTTCTGATAATCTTTTTATTTCTTTTTTAACCGATATAGTGTTAACTTTTTCAGCTAAGAATTTCTTAATTTTTTTAGATTCTGTAATCTTTTTTTCACCATCGGTAACTACAAAGTACTTTTCTAATACCTTATCAACTTTTGACTCACCAAATATTTCATCAACCATAGATTTCATAGAATCACCTTCAGCCATTTCAC